ATCATTTTCATCATTTTCATTACCTCCTAAGTTTTATGAGTGATTGTTAATCCTTATCTCTTAATAATATTATATAACATATTGATTGATAAGTCAAGACAAATGTTACAAAAAAGTAAAAAAAAAGAAGTAATCTTTCGATTACCTCTCTTCATATCTTGCTACAAATAATGGACACTCAACCTGGTTCTCAGCATAATCTTTTGGTTTTGACTTAAACTCCTCACAACTATCTTTATTGATATTCTTCCTACAATCAATACATTGAGGTCTAAATATCACCTTGAGTTCCTCTGGTTTCGCTTTGAATCTCTCTTGACGCATTTCTTTTTCAGTCATCTTTTTCCACCTCGATATCTATTAGCAACATTGCTAATTTAGTTTCTCTGAAACATTTAGGGCATAAATAGATAGCAGGATTCATTGTTTGTTTTCCATGAATAACTTTTCTGATATTGAGGGTAAAGTATTTCTTATTAAATACATCCGCCCCGCAACTATCACATGTCACCGTAGTTTGCTTTCCCATGATATCACCTCCTATCTATTATATAGAAGAATAAATTAATCTGTAAACTCCTTATCCATGGAATGTGCTCTCATCTTTATTACTGCTTTATTTCTCTTGATTTCCACATCTATAAACTCAAGTCTACTACCTACATTTAGGACCACCTCCGACTCATCATGGTTATAAGTCATAAGAGCATTGGCACCTTTGTCAGCATAGATTTCGAGTTGATAATCCCTGCCCTTAAATACATTTCGGTTAATATTATAACTTGCAGATATAAAACTATTGGCCTCAAACATTACCCCCGCCGCTCTTGCTGTAAACTCTTGAGCGGCTGCCTTTTTATCTCCTACCCCACGCATCGCATCTCGGATATTATCTGGTATAAACCCTACCGAGGATTTTCCGATTGCTGAGGCAAGCATCCCCTCAAAGGCATCCCCATCAACAAATCTCACAAGTTTGGTACTCTTATGGAGATTTGGAGCCTTATCAATATAATCCTTAAATGCTTCAATCTGCTTTATTCTAATTTCATTCCGTTTATCTGGTGATACCCTACCGGATTTGATATCATCATACCTACCACTATATAGTACCTCATTCATTCTAAAACTATTACCGGTTGCTACATAATCTCTATATTCATCCGGCATATCATAATGGTCAATATTATCACCACCATAAAACGCTTTCATGCTTTCAATGACTTCCTCTTGAGTCAAGGGCTCATACTCATCAGGGTCAAATGCTTTTAGTATCTCATCTGCCACCAATGCCTCAGTGATGGAAGATGCCATATCCATTCCCTTAAACTTTGCCCTCTGAGCGGTTACCTTTTTCTTAAATGATTCAGAGCCGTATTTATCTACCCAATCAAAGAACTTGAGATTTTCGCCAAGTCTGACGCTTCTCCCATTTCCATCGTCATCCCTTGCTATCCTATCCTCAATCAACTCTCCTATATCATCATCATCGAAATGAGGAACTGTTGTGGACCTGCAATATGGATGTAACGGTGGTAGATTGACTCCTACCTTTGCTTCTTTAATCTGGAAGACCTCTCCATCAAGCTCTCTACAGATATCTGAAGTCCTGCTATCAAGAGTTGCAAGATATCTGTATTTCTCAACTATCCCGGTATCCTTATACGCCTGTAGACTGCCCTTATTGCTGATGTAATTGATTTCGGTACGTATTAGTCTTTGAGCATTTGAATAACTTACATTGAGTCGGTCTGCGAAGTCTCTTGCTATATCATTAGGACCTCTACCTCTGACAAACTCCTGAGATAGCATCTGTTCGATATTATCGGTTAGCTTTTTCTTATCTGCCCATATTCTATCACTGTAATTCTGACCTAACCATTTTTCTCTGATTGCAGTCTCTAATTGCTTACCACCTGGCGTTGTAAATGATACCCCAACTCCCGCTCTCTTTTGAGCATCAAACATGGTACTGAAATATCCATCTTCGTAAGCATCCTTGAGGGTGTTACCAAGACCTGCATTATATCCAGTAGATAAAGTCTCAATATTATGTCTGATATTAGTCACGAGTTCATCCATCTGTGATATATATGCTCTACCCGATAACTTCTTGAGATAATCCCGATATTCAGCCGTAAACGCCTTATCTCCGAGTCTTTCTACCTCATCAAGGTATTTCCTCGCCTGCTTTTGGAAATCCATCTGCTCATCTGGTTTGAGCCGTCTTCTTGCTGATGTGAGGGTAACCCCGGTCTCATCTGAGTGTCTTTGATAAAATGCCTGGACCTCTTTTCTGATTGACCGGATGGTTTCTTCATATGCTTTCTTTAATTGTCTTTCATATTGAGATGCTGATTTCTCATTCTGTATCAGATTGAGTTCAGACCTCTTCTCCCAATACTCTTTCGATGATATTGCAGGCATTATTCCTCACCGCCTTCTTCGGAAGCCTTCTCACCAAATCCTGGGACTGCTCCTTCCCCCATGACCTCTTGCATCTGTTTCATCTTTTCTTCACTCTCTTTGCTCATCCTATCGCCTTCTTCTTGAGCATCAGTAACCCATGGATGATTTGCTCTGATAGTCTCATCACTAATAATACCAACACTGTTCTTGGCATCTGTGATAATCTCTGACTCATTTACGATTCCATCAGTATTGAAGATGATATCAAACTCAGTTTCAAGGAAATCACCAAGTCCCTTATTTAGTAAATCAACCTTGATAAACCAAATCAGTTCTTCCAGGGATGCGGTAAATTCATTTGCCATATCATCTGTATCAGTATCAAGGTCTGCGTATCTAAATTTAAGTGCTACCCCTGACGCATTACCAAGACTGACTTCTTGAGTATCTACTCCACTACCTGCCTCGTATATATCTTTCCTCAATCGGTTAAGATGACTATCAAGAGCAGCAACATCAAGTGGGGTAGTCAATGCGGTTACATCACCATCACCAGATACAAAAGCAGTTCTAAATATATTCAGATTCTGAGTAAACTCAGTCTTATCAGTACCATCGTAATTCTTGACCACTTTGATTGAGTCTGGAATATCTTGTAGATTGTTTGATGTATCTGATGTATTGAGGTCATAATCATCAATAAGTGATTTGATTAGTTTGAGTAGGCTCATTTCATCAGCATTATACTTAAATGCTATAAATGGTACCTTATCCCAAGTCATTTGAACATTGGTCATAATAGGATTGTTATCTTCATCTACAATCACATTACCATCTGTATCCACAGTCTCCTGAGGGATGATAAAATGACCTTTGACTCCTTCTCCTTTATCTGGGTCTGGTTTTAATCCTCTATCAGTTTTCTCATAATACCATACCCCCTCAGTAGTATGATACTCTACCTTGATAAGTTCCTTCTTGACTCCATCTGGTAGATACTGCATAATGGTATAAACTCTCAATACTGCCTCAAGTATAGTGTGGTCTGCATCTGCCCAAAATGGAATAATCTCCTCGGTTGGGATTCTCTTGAACTTTAGGTTACCAAGTCGGTCATAGTAAATCTGTATCCATGCTAAACCATTGACCACCGAATCTCTGCCAACATTCTTAATCATCTTTAGGAATTTCTTATCAAGATACTCAGCAAGCAATTCGCTAAACTTATCATCATCACATTGAACACTGAACTCTTTACTCAATAGATAATTGACCTTTTGATTAGTCAATTTTCTCATAAAGGGATGCTTCAGTTTACTATTGGCAAGATTGGTTGCCTCCTGTCTGACCCCTTTTCTATCAATGTAATATCTTTTACGGTCTTTGATATCATTATCATTTCCGTAATAGTCTTGAGCGGTCAGCATGAACTTCCTGGTATCACTTGCCTGCCATTCATTCAGATTGCTAAATAAGAAATCCTCTTGTGGTTTCCCACTGTTTGTCAATCTGCTTATCTTGCTTTTGAGACCAAGCATCGCACTTGTTTGGAAATCTGGAAAAATCATTGCATTACCTCCTTTTAGTTATAATTTATTATATCCCACTGCTTTTGACTTATCTACCGGAAAAAACGCCTCATATACTCGCGTCTACCCCACTTTATTTTCCTTTTGGTATCATAGGTCAGGGTGTTTTTTCGCCTACCAACTGAAATTACTTCTTCCGAGTTCAAATGTGGCATATCTCAAAGCATCCATTAAATGGTTATACTCATCCATCGGCTCATTGCTCGGTTTACCGGTATCTCTATCTGGTTGCCATACATAGTTACTAAATTCTACGATTGTATTGGTACATCGAGGGTGAACATATATTTTATAATCTTGTAACTTTTGGATACCTGAGTTGACTGAGCCTTTTGGTTTCTTTGCTCCATAGATACGATGTAATCCCATATCTTTTAGGGTATCAATATCTTTCGGTGCTGATGAGTCTGCCGCTATCCTCTGATTATCATATCCTTTATACTTTATAGCATCTCTGATATGTTCATTCTTCATATAGGTCTTGTATATCTCATCGAAGATGAATATCTCTTTATTCTTTTCATCTACCATCAATGCTATAAATGCAGTAGGGTCATTGGTATAACCAAAGTCCATTCCAAATAATTGCTTATACTTTGGTCGGTCGTAAGTATCAAGTGACCTCTTCATTGCCTCAATATCAAATTCAAGTTCCTGCCAATTCTCAAATATCAGACCCTCAGCTATACCCCAATTACCTTTTCCTTCTATATCATATCTACGAGGATTCTTCTTTTTCATCTGCTCAAATATCTTTAAGTCATCCTCACCAAGAAACTCATTACAATCG